CTTAAAAGAAGAAATAGAGAAAGAGCTCAAAATGACTGACGAAGTAAAAGAAGGTTGGGTAATGCTTGGCCCAGTAGGTGGTAAAGGTACTCATGATTTTGCTGGTGATAAGCGCCAGGGATATCGCACTTTTACTACTGATAAGTCTAAGTTCTTTAAAAAGAAGACTACTAAACTTGATGGTACACCTCAATCTACAGGTGCATCTCCTGCGGACAAGAAGTCACGTTTCGAAGAAGAAGTAGAAAAGCTGGACGAGATTTCAACGAAAGCAAAGTTAGATTATATTCGTTCTGCTTCATCGGCTACTGCAACACATGCTATGCATAAGGGTATGGACATTGCTAATAGAGTTTCAAAAGGTGAAACTGAGCAATCTAAGTCAGAAAAAGAAACTTCACGTAAGTTAATGAATCGTCAAAGCGGCATTCAACGCGCTGCTAGAATGCTCGCTAAGGAAGAAAATGTAGATGAAGCTTTGAAGGGCAATCAGCACAAGATTGACGCTAATAACAACAATAAGATTGACGCACATGACTTTAAGCTTCTTCGCAAAAAGAATGATACAAAGATGGTTGCTAAGCCTCAATATGATAAAATGCGACCAGCTTTTAAAGAAGAAGTAGAGAATTTAGAAGAAATGCCAAGTGCACGTGCATTAGGTAAGGGTTCTAGAAATGCTACTGTTGATGCTGCTTATAAGTCATATGTTAAAAGAGGTGGAATGAAATCATACACCCCTCCTGGTACTATGTCTAAGGCCGCTTTATCCATTCTTGCTGCAAAAGCAAAAGCTGCTGGTAAAGGTGGTAAGGTTGAAGAAAGTGTGCTTGATGAAGGCCGCGGCCGTCCTCCTAAAGAAGGTAGTGCTGCATGGCATAGAGCACAAGCTGCTAAGAAAGGCGACGAAGGCGAGACTCAAGAAGCAGATAAGAACATTCATACTCAGCTTCATAAGGTAATTTCTGCTAAGAAGCCTGTTACGTTCAATAACGGTAAAACTCATGAGATCTCTTCTGCTCATGCTCATAAAGCATTAACACTTCTACAAAATTCTAAGCCTTCAGAAAGATTAGCATTACAGCATAGTCTTGCACACTCACATGATCGCTTCCATGAGACTATCAAGACTGGTAAAGCAGTTGCAGAGCCAGCTAAGCCTAAAGTATCACTTGCTAAAAGAGTAGCAGAGGCTGTTGATCCTACTACAACTACTGCTGATAAGAAAGCAATGATTGTTTTTAAGAAGAGAGATAAAGATGGTGTTCTAAGAGTTCATAAGAGATCCGGTGGATCATCAGGTAAAGATATTGTAGATGCAATGGAATCTACTAAAGCGGAAGATATTGCTGTTACTGTAAAGCCTAATTTAAATAAAACTAATATGGCTGCTGACAGCATGAAGAAGTATGAGAAAGATCCTCTATTCTCTAAGATTAAATTTAAGCTTCCTGATACTCAAGGTAATAAGCCAATTGGTGGAGAAGAACAAGTCCATGTTGGTAAGTTCTCAATGGAGGAATCAAGAATACTAAATAAACTATATGAAGATCTTTCTGAAGATAATAAGAAGATCTACGAACAGATTTTAAGTACAGAAGGTGGTAAAGAGCAACTAATTGCTTTTGCTACAGAGCAAGGATATTGATATGTCATCGGTTTATAAATTTCTAGGACAAGAAATAAGTATTGCTTCTGCTAATACTATTTCTCTATCTAAGGTGATTAGAGTTACTAATACTGTAAACGCTTTATCTGTACTTCAGTTAACTGATGGTAGTGCAAATACGGCCAACACCACTTTAGCACCTTATGAAGTGCTTATAGTAGAAAAGAATGCTACAGATACTGTAGCAGGTGCAAGCTTAAGAGCAGCACCTATTGCTTATAGGAACTAAGTCAATGAAGCTTATTACAGAGATTAACGAAGAGTTAAACTATATCACCGAAGAAGGTTCTGAAGGTAAAAAGAATCTATTCATTGAAGGTATTTTTCTTCAAGGCGGTATTACTAATCGTAACGGAAGAATGTATGATCCTGAAGTCCTTAATAAGGAAGTAGAGAGATATACAAAAGAAAATATCGATAGAGGTCGTGCCTATGGTGAGCTAGGCCACCCATCAGGTCCTTCTATTAATCTTGAGCGTGTTTGCATGATGATCAAATCGCTTAGAAGAGAAGGTAATAACTTCATTGGCAAAGCCAAAATTATGGATACTCCTTACGGTAATATTGTGAAGAATCTTATGTCAGAAGGTGCCAATCTTGGTGTTTCATCTAGAGGTATGGGATCACTAAAAGAAGTAAACGGAGTTAATGTTGTTCAAGACGATTTCTATCTTGCAACAGCAGCAGATATTGTGGCTGATCCTTCAGCACCAGATGCGTATGTAAATGGTGTTATGGAAGGAGTTGAATGGGTTTGGGATAATGGAATCATTAAAGCTCATACTGTAGAAGCTCACAAAAAGATTATTAAGGAAGCTCCAAAGGCTGATCTTAAAGAAGCAAAAATTAGAGTTTTCCAACACTTTCTATCAAAACTATAAATTTGATAAATATATTACGTAACTAAGGAGATAATAATGTCTGATAAAGAAATTATTCAAACAGAAAGCGACAATGTAGAGGTGGTTGCAGAAGCCGACGCTTCAGCAAACATGGCTACTATTGCTGCTAAGCCTACCGACATTTCACGTTCCGATCTTATTTCAAAGATGGTTGCATATGCTTCACAGATGAACAAGGATACACTTGCTCAGGCTGTTGAGACTATGACTAAGTCAAATGATGAGATCTATGCTTCTACTCAGCATGCTGATGGTGATGCAGAGAAGAATAAGGGAACTATTAAATCTTCCGGTAAGCCAGCTGACCCAATGCCTTCAGTCAAGGAAGATCTTGCACTTGTATTTGGTGGTTCAGAAGAACTTACTGAAGACTTCCGTGATAAGGTAGAGACACTTTTTGAAGCTGCTGTTAATACTCGTCTTGCAATTGAAGTTGCTAAGATTGAAGAAGCATTCGAAGCTAAGGAAGTTGAGCTTACTGAAGCATTTGAACTAGCTCTCGAAGAGTCAGTAAACGAAATTAAGGAAGAAATGGTTGAGAACGTAGATAACTACCTCAACTATGCAGTAGCAGAATGGATTGCAGAAAATAGACTTGCTATCGAAAGCAACATTAAGACAGAAGTAGCCGAATCATTCATGGCCGGTCTTAAGAATGTATTCGAAGAGCATTATGTAAATATTCCTGATGACCAGGTAGACGTTGTTGAAGCAATGGCTACTGAACTAGAAGAACTCAAGGCTCAGATCAATGAAATGACTGAACAGAATATTGAGCTTTCTAAGGTTGTTAACGAGAAGCACATTGAAGAGATTACTTCAACTGTTTCTGAAGGAATGACTGATACACAGAAGGATAAGTTTAAGAAGCTCACTGAAGCTGTAAGCTATTCTGATGTTGAAGAGTTTCGCAAGAAGGTTGCCATTATTAAAGAAACATACTTCCCTGCAAAGAGTGAAGTTAAGGTTGTACAGGATCAACTTCTTAGCGAAAGCGTAGAGGAGCCAGAAAAGACTCCTTCTATTGATCCGGGTATGCAACTTTATGTTTCTTCAATTGCAAAAACTCTTAAAAAGATTTGAAGTATAAATAATTAATATAACCTCTTAAAGGAGAAAACAATGATTGGTTTAAATGAACAATTAATCGCTAAGTGGAAGCCAGTGCTTGAGCACTCTGATCTTCCAAAGATTAGCGACGCTCACAAGCGTAATGTTACTGCTGTTCTTCTTGAGAACACAGAAAAGGCTATCCGTGAAGCTGGAGGATCTGTTGGTCCTCAGTCACTTCTCGAAGTAGCTACTAACTCAGTAGGTACTGGTGGTTACGGTGCTGGTGGTGGTACAGGTGTTGCTGGTTACGACCCAATCCTTATCTCACTCATTCGCCGTGCAATGCCTAACCTCATTGCTTATGATATCTGCGGCGTTCAGCCAATGACTGGACCAACTGGTCTTATCTTCGCAATGCGTTCAAATTATGCTAACAGCACTGCAAAGGGCACTGAAGCATTCTACGACGAAGCAAACACAGGCTTCTCAACTGTACCATCAGGAGCTAATACAATCGGAAATGCACACACCGGTACTTCTGGTGCCTTCGCTGTTGCTTCTGGTGCTGATGCTTACAACTTCGCTGGTGGTATGAATACAGCTACTGCAGAAGCACTTGGTGTTGCTGCTGATTCATTCCCAGAAATGGCCTTCTCAATTGACAAGGTTTCCGTAACTGCAAAGAGCCGTGCTCTCAAGGCAGAATATACTATGGAACTTGCTCAGGACCTTAAGGCTGTTCATGGTCTTGACGCTGAGACTGAGCTTGCAAACATTCTTCAGTCAGAAATTCTTGCTGAAATCAACCGTGAAGTAGTTCGTACAGTTAACCTCTCAGCACGCACTGGTGCTCAGTCAGGTACAACAACTGCTGGTATCTTCGATCTTGACACTGATTCAAACGGCCGTTGGTCAGTTGAAAAGTTCAAGGGTCTTATGTTCCACCTCGAAAGAGAAGCTAACCAGATTGCTAAGGACACTCGTCGTGGCAAGGCTAACATCGTAATCTGCTCTTCAGACGTTGCTTCTGCACTTCAGATGGCCGGTGTTCTTGACTACACTCCTGCTCTTAACAGCAACAATCTTCAGGTAGATGACACTGGTAACACTTTCGCAGGTGTTCTCAATGGTCGCTTCCGCGTTTACATTGATCCATATACAACTGGCAACTACATGACAGTTGGCTATAAGGGTGCAAATGCATTCGATGCTGGTATCTTCTACTGCCCATACGTACCACTTCAGATGGTTCGTGCAGTTGGTCAGGATACATTCCAGCCAAAGATTGGATTTAAGACTCGTTACGGAATGGTTGCAAATCCATTTGCACGTTCAGTACAGGGTACACCTGGTTCAGCTAATGATGGAACAATCATCTCTGCTTCTAACTCATACTATCGTAGAGTTATCGTTAACAACATTATGTAAGAAGAAACCAGGTCAACTGGTCAAGACTAAGGGGGCTTTTAGCCCCCTTTTTTATTATTTGTAGATAAAAGGATTAATAAACTCATCAGGTGGAGAGTAATACTTAATTATTCGCTTGAGAGCTTTTTTAACCTTCTTCAGATGCTTAAGTTCTTTTTCATCATTATCTGATAGTTTATCGATATGATCAAATGCTTTAATTTGGTTATGGACATTTTCAAGATCATCATACATCACTTTGACTACGAGATCTTGTGCTTGCTCAAATCCAATACCGAGATAATATTCACTCATCCTGCTCTCCTTCAAATTTAGAAATATCTAGAAGTCTATGCTTTCGCAATGCTCTAATAACTGCTAGAGCAATACCAAAATCATTACGTCCAGTCTCCTTACCCCACTTGACAGCTTCTACAACGTCATTAAGAGCTGTTTCTTCTATTGACAATGATGTATCGACATATGCTGCATTATGCTCACATGCACGTCTTAGATAGGATAATCCACCGTCGACACTAACATGACCTCCAGAACAAGTCCGGAAGTCATGACGGTGAGCAGAGTAAATGTCTTCGTTACACAGAAGACAATGAACACTATTCTGAATAATCTTCTTTGTCATAGTAGCTCCACTTATATCCGCCCCACAAGTGACGGATAGTTTCTACCTTAGTTGATGTACCAATATTACGCTTAATTTGATTTAAAATCAACTCACGAGGATCCTTGTTATCAAAGCGAGCGAATACGTAAGGCGGAGCAAACGAATCGTTATCTTTGATAGTAGGCATCCACTGTTGCGCAAACTGCTTACGATCTAACCCAGATGCTGATACAGTTTGAAAATACTTTTCATACTTCTCAACTGAATCATTAACACCATACCAGAAGTTGCTTTGAAAGTCATCTACCTTTTCACGATCTTCTTCCATCATAAAAGGCTTAACGTCATCGATCTTTTCATTAACGATCAAATCGATGAGAGACTTTTCATAAGACAAAGCTTCCTTAGTCTTATGAAGCTTCAAGTACCATTCACCCTTGATCTTAAGCATGTGCCCATCGTCAAAGCGAATGATCCAACCTTCAATACCTTCTGCACCCTTGGTTTCATCCATAAGATGAGCCATTGATTCAGGATTACCTGGATAAGTATTAACTACTTCTACTTCGAAAATCTCTCCATATTCTTGCAACCAGCGATAGCTGTAGTACTTACCAGTCTTAGTATTACGTGCCGCAATCAACACTAAACGATCTTCTGGGTAGTCTACGACGATACGCTGCTTACGAGAACACCATTCAAAGATAGGAGTGATGTTGCTCGAAATGCATACACGTGCAAATTGTTCGTAGTTCTGATTACGAGCTACAAACTCTTCTGCACCCATAGCGACATCGGTTACACCCATCTTAGTACCCCAGCGGATATTACCCTCTGGCATAAGAATAGGCGTAATCATAGAGCCATCAAGCTTTTCAAGAATCACATGAGGCTGATCAAAGTCAATCTTATGGAATTGAGTTTCATCGCGCTCATTGATGTTAAAAAATTTATGCAGACGGCGAGAAAGAATCTTACCTTCCTTATCAAAGATAAGGCCGCGACACTCACGACGAATTGCCTTATGGCGCGTAGCTTCATCGCGCATCTTAGCAGAACCTCCAGAAGTCTTTACTTCAGGAAAAGTATCAGTCATCGATACCATGTAGTTGACTACATAGCCCCAATCTCGTTCTGCAATGATGAACTCATCGCTCCCAGCAATCGCAGGACGCACGTCATCAAGATGTTCGATTACCGGAAATTCGTACTTCATTTTCTTTAACCTTCGTAAACAAGAACCTTATCAAACCCTTCATCATGAGAAGGAATTTGGATACAGTCGATCATATCCTTAATGATATGAGTGGGGATAGTCTTACCAGGACGCGAGTCTAGACGGCGCTTATGTTCTTCCTTGTTAGGAGCAGGGAAGTACACAGCAATCTTCGTATAGTGAGCAGGAACCATAGCCAGTTTAGCCTTACGAGACTTAACTGATAAATTAGTCTGATCCCAGATCACATTCCGATTGTTCTTGAATGCATCATTTGCCATCTTATTCATATTATCAGTAGCCTTCTTGATATGATCTTTGAAGGCTTGATTATATGTGATACCTTCCTTCTCAGCAACAGACTCAATGTAATTATCTGTACTAAGAAGGTTAAATTGCATAGGATCACAGTTCTCCTTTACCCAGGTAGACTTACCAGAGCCAGGGACACCAACGAGCATTACCAATTCAGACATTAGAAGTTTCCTTCTGCAACTTGCAGGCAACGAATACCACATTCGCGCCAAGCCTTAACGATACGATCACGATCATCGAACGCTAGAAGAGGATTATAACCGTCTTTACGGATATCTTCCAGCAATTCTTTCTTGATAATGCTATCGTCTCTATAGTCTCCCTTATGTCTCATGTACGTCTTAGCAAATGGCACATTATACTTCTTTAGCCAAGTCTCAGTAACATCACGATACACTTCTTCACGACCAGAGCATATTACTACGGCAATACCTCGTTCATCTGCAATATGTGCAAACTGGACGATATCCATATGAGGTGGGTCATGAGCCATACCAGCATTCCATGCTGGCCAGTTCTTTGGCTTTTGCATAACCCACTTCTTACGGTGGTCCGAATTGGCCAACGTACCGTCCATGTCAAAGATCCAACAGTCTCTCATTTGCTTCCTTAATGTGTTTACAGCTTCTGCGGAACTGGAATGCGGCGCAAGTACAATCACTATGCTTCTCGCCAATATTCACAGTATACACATCGCCCTTTGAACCAGTAATAGTAAATGTTTTAACTGCAGGAAGATTTACTTTCTGCTTAGAAACTTTACCATCAATCTCTACAATATGCTCTTTTGCAATAATGCGAACAGGATACTTCTTATCACCTGTAGTAATAGCAATAGCATCGTAATCCACCCACTTAGGAGTGGCTACAATTTCACCCTCATAGTAATTGAACTCACGTTGCACATTGACAGCATAAAGATGCTTCTTACCGTAGAACGGATTACGAGCTACTACTTGCATTATCGAACTCCTTGATAGAATGATACGCTAAAAACGATAATCATTCCAGCGATAAATGCTAGAAGCGGACCAAAGACTATGAGTGTATCTGTTGTGCTCATTTTACTTCACTCCATAGATCTGTTTGACCATCTTAACGATCTCACGACCACGATCAGTAAACAGAATACCTTGCTGCCACACCCAGTGTTCAATATCTTGAGCATTATGATCTAACTGAGAAGTCATAAAGCTAAGAGCTGTGCGCTCATCAGCAGCATGCAGTTCCATCCAAAGATTCAAACGCTCATTAAAAGCATTAACGGCGCGCTTCTCTTCTTCTGCTTCTTCTTCGATAGAAGCTTTCATTGCACGGATCATATAATCCCACTCAGCTTGACGACCCTCGTCAGTCAAGCCGTTAAACCACATCTCCATATAATCAGCAGAAGGACGATGTCCAAATGCATCCTTATGGAGGTCAGAAACGAGCGCAGAGTCGAAAGTGTACATATCCATCTCCTCATCTTATATTATTATTATAGCGATATACGAAATTAATTCAACTGTTTTTCTCAAAAAAACGCATTTTTTAAACCATTGAAAACATTGAGTTTTTGCGAAAATTAACCTATTGAAATCATTGATTTTTTCAGATTCCGCTAAATCCTTGAAATTTCTATGTATTTTTTTATGAAAAAAACAGTTGCTTTATTTACGATTATCCGTATTATAATGATATGATAAGGAGAAATGAAATGGGTATCAACGATCTCGAAAAGATTACAGCTCGCCTCGAACTCATCATTCGTGATGCTAGCGAGTTTAATAAATCTCGCAACCTCGTTCTTGCTGAGCTCAGCGATTATATCGACGAGCTGCAGGACGAAGTAGATGAGATGGTCGCTCATTACGATCGTATGGCTGATGAGCACGAATATTATAACCAGTTCCGTTAAAAAGTAGTTGCTTTTTTTCGTAACTGAGCTATAATCAACTATGTTGTCACTAAGACAACTACTACACACACTGAAAGGAAGTATACATGTCTAACATTGCTTATGCCGAAAAGCTCGTTCTCTCGAACGAAAACCTCTCTAAGAAAGAGCTTGTTGCTCTTGTTGCTAAGGAGCTGAATGTTTCTGTTCCTAATGCTCGAGTCTATATTTACAACGTCAATAAGCGTCTTGAAAAGCGCGCTAAGCCTACTGCTGAGCTTATTAACCCAGTAGTCA